TCTTTCATTTGTAAGTTTCATTACTTGTTCTTTTAAATCGTCTATAATTGCCCTTAATTGCTCATCGTTTAATAACATTTCATTCTTTAGATGTTTTATTTCTTCTACGCTCTTACTTAACTTTTGTTCCAAAATAGTTATTGTATCTACTAATACATATTTATCCTCTTGAAACAATGTTTTCTGCTTATCTGTTAGACTTGTCATGCTTCTCATTCTCCTTTTCTATGTATAATAGAATAAAAGGTTTTAAAATTAACCATAATAATATTGCTACTGCTAATATTGCTATTGCTGTTATCATTTGTCCTCCATAACTATGTTTATAACTCTTTTCTTGAATTCTGTTATTGTTATTTGACCATTCCATTCTAAGTCGACTAACTTTTGAATGTGGTCTATTTTGTCTTGATATTTATGTAATAATTGGTCATTATTTGGCACTAATTACCTCCAATGTTATAAAGAGAGAGAATACCCCTAGCATTGCCATCGGAATTACATCTCTCTCTTTAATATTATAAACTATGATACATCGCTATAAGCTCGCTAGTCTTTTTCTTCTTGAATTTAGACACAGGCTCATTAGGCCAGCGATTGCTAGCCCAACGAACCCATTGTCTTCTGTTCCAAGCAGGTGTAAATGCTTGTAGCCTAAATGTATTATTAGACCTATACATCAGGCGTTAGCTATAGCTAAGTTAACAGCTTCTTTAAAGCTCTTAACTGGTTTAAATACTTCTCTTACCTGCTTTGGTTTACTATGAGAAGATACTGTTACTACTAGACCTCCTAAGTATGATTTCTTTGTTAATTTAGGCATCTTGGAACCTTCCTTTGCTGTTAATTACAGCATTATTTAATTATTAATTGTTTTAATAGTGCAGAGGATAATAGGAAACCTCTACACTACGAGTCGACTATGGTGGTTACTTTATTTTGTTTCTATATGACATCATATAGTCAGATTCATTCTATACTGATACTATCCTATTTTGCCACCGCATGCATCATGTTATTTATTACTAATTTACTTATAAATAACCTAGCTAGATTGCAATTTATAGTTGATGTTCACTTTCTTCACGTTATCAAGTTGTTTACACTTGCGTGGATAATCTGCCTTGTAGCAGTCTTATCTTCGAGTATTATAACTCTTTAGTGGGTCGCCTTTCCTCATCATCTGCACTACTACTAACTAGGTTATTTAAACTATTACACACATGAACTGTATGTGTATGATTATATATAATAAAAGAGATATACACCTGTTAATTACCTCTATACTCTAAATGAGGAAGTCAGGAGCAATTAAGCTCCCAACTTCCGAATGACAGATACCTAACCAAGGTCATCTGGGATATCTGCGAGAACAGACTCTGCAGTCTGGTCTTCTCGCAAGTCCTTAGATATCCAGAGGAAAGAGGTTTGAACTGTCTTCTCAATACCTCTGTCCTTGTAGGTATCCCCAGCCATTGATAGTTTAGCTGTCCAGTTCTCTGGTAGCATACTCTCAATGGTAGACAGATTGGATTTGACTTGTACCCAATCTAGGTTTCTAAAGTTTACGCCATAGAAACCGTGTCTAGGTGAATTCTTTACATCTGCTACTCCTTTGTTTGATGTAGCAAATGAAAATAAATAATTAATTAGCTTCTTCATAATTGATTACTCCTTTTATTTTTATGTGATTAAAGAATGAAGTCTTGCTTTGCAAGACTAGAAGGGGCAAGGTTGGGTTCAGCGACTGGTGTACGGGCGAACCTGCAAGGTTCACTTGAATGGAATTCAACCTAGCCCAAGGGGCTAGGCCCGTAAAACCAGGCGGTACCCAACATTGTATATCTAGCGTACCCATTCTCGTTACAATTTTCAGAAAGTGCTTGTTTTTCTCAAATATTTGATTATATTCCTAGTTATAACTAGGTGTATACACCAGGATAACACTTATTGACAACCTAAATAAATAAAACATTACCTAGGTTAGCAACTTAGTACACTTCGACCTTAAAAATATTTTTTAAAAAAAATTTTGGAAAACCGTTTATTTGTTGTATATTTGCCCAAATGCCGAATAAAAAAGCAAAACATCGTAAACAAGCTAAGAAGAAAGCAAATCAAGCCGTAAAGGCCTATAAAAGAGCTAAGAAAGCAAGGAGAAAGAATGGCAAACTTTGATGCAACAGACATGCCTTATGATATGTATTCAGAAGGTAGGAACTATGGGAAAGAAAGAGCTTATGGAAGAGCTATGAGCAACTTCCTTAAACAGAATGAAGTAAGGGAGTCACCTAGTATGGTAGACTTCATGCTAAGTAGGGGCAATCCTATGTTTGCTAACCTAAGTGACGAGGATATGCCTAATATTGCTAATTATTTCTCTAGCTTTTTACCAGAAGAAGAGTATCCTGGGTACTACGAAGGAGAGAGTGTAGAACCTGCTGGAGGATTGCTAGCTTTTGGTATGAACATGCCTGAGAGAAGGTTTAATGTTCCTTCAGTAGAGGACAATATGTATGAAGGAGGGAATTATGGCACTACAGGTGGTTCTGAGTATTTTAATATGGGTGGCAATTTCGAAGCCCCTGAAGGGTACTAATATGAGCGCTGACTATTTAGTCGATGAATTAAATAGAAGCAAGGAAGTTATGGGCAAGACTGGCTTAGAGGCTGATATTGACTCTATAAACCAACTATTTATGCGCTTTGGTATGGATGATGCTGGTCAATTTATGAAGAACATAGCGGCTACAGAAAGCAATCTGGGTACAGATACTCTAGGAGACTATTCATTTAGCCCTTTTCAGATAGATGACATTCGTTATAAAGATATAGTTCAAAGAGCTCAGGGTGGAGGTAACGCTGGAAAAAGAGCTGACATGGTTAATGAGTATTTGAGGGGTGCATTAAATAGGCCTGATTTCGATATACTTAGTTTAGATTTAAAAGAAGAAGGGCATAACCCTTTAATAGGGGCAGCTTTGACGAGGATGGGACTGGCAAGTGTTCCAGAGTCTGTTCCAAGTGACTTAGAAGGTCAGGCTGATTATTGGAAGGAATACTGGAATACAAAATCGGGAAAAGGGACCCCAGAGCACTTTGTTAAGCAAGTAAGGTCTCATTATCCAGGATTATAATGCTAGATAAAGTTATTAAGAAATTATCAATAATATTGACACTATGTGGTGGCATTGCTATATTGCTGTATACCACTGATTTAGGTGCTATATTTAATGGAGAAGTCAAAAAAAAGGTAGAAGAATTTAAGGAAGAAACAAAAGAAAAGATTGAAGCTAAGAAAGAAGAAGTACAAAAGAAAGTTGATAAGGTTGAAGCTAAAATAGAGAGTAATGTAGAGAAAGTAGAGGAAAAGATAGACGACCTTAAGAAGCTTAAGTTGAAAGACTTAGTAAAGTAAATGTATACTATTACAATTAAACACAAAGACATAGGAGCTAAGACCTATGAAATCTATACACAAGAAGAAGCCGATAAAGAAGGACTTGAATATAATCATTGGAGAGATGCAGGAGAAGGACAATGGGCATTATCTGACGATGGTTTCGTATCGAAAGTTATTACAAAAAAATCGTATAAATCAAATAATAGAATCGATAATGTCTACCTCAGGTTTGCCTGGGGATATACTTTCTATAACCCTAGATATAGAGGAAGAGAGCTAAAAGTTAAAGGAAGGAAGTCTAACACTACTATGAGCGGAAAAAGACCAATTGAAGTTAAGGCAAAACAAAAGAAAATGCAGAATCTAGCTATGGTGTATGCTCAGACTATGAATACTGAGGAGACTATAGCAAAAGTATGTGGCGAGGTAACATCTAACGAGAATAGAAGAGTTAAACGCTACATGAGAACGGAGGTATTTAAAGGTATGGTAAGAGAAGAATTAAGTAAATTATTGTCAGACCATGGAATGACAGAGAATTATACTCTTGAATTATTAGAAAGAACAATAGGGATGGCTAGAGACAAGAAAGATGTCACTAACCTAATGAGAGCTATAGAGAACTTGCAAGATATGCATGGTATGAAAGACAAGCATCTTGTAAAGACTACGGATACATTAGAAGCTACTTCTACTACTAAACTTATAGATGAGCTTAGAGAGGAAGAGAATAAACTTCTTGCGACAAGGACTACTATAAAAGAAGAAGAATAATGGATTACGAAGCTCGGCACGAAGAATTACGTGCGTTACAGAAACTGCGGAACAATATGGCGTTGTTCGGAAGGTACTGCTTCCCGACTGCCCTCCGCAAACAAACACCCCCGTTCCATCATGAGGTGTATTCTGCCTTAGCTGACGACGACGAAAAAAGAGTGTTGATAGCTGCCCCTAGGGGAACGGCTAAGAGCACTGTCACCACTCTGATTTATCCTCTATGGAGATTGGCGTTTAAAAGAAGTGATGAAGATTTATTTATAGTTATCATATCAGAATCACAGGCCCAGTCTATAAACTTCTTATCTAGAATTAAATATCATTTAACCCATAGTGACAATTTTAGAAAGACCTTTGGAGATATGGGGCCGAATACAGCAAGTAGGTGGACCCATACAGATGTAGTACTTGCTAATGGAACAAGAATAATAGCGGTAGGTACTGGACAAAGAGTTAGGGGTTTTATTGAAGGTGATACTCGTCCTAATCTTATTGTAGTGGATGACTTTGAATCAGAATTAAATGCATTTACCCCAGAAGCTAGAGCTAAGAATAGAAAATGGATGACAGAAGCGGTTATACCTTCACTATCAGATGATGGGAAGATATGTATGATTGGAACTGTTATATCGGAAGATTGTTTTCTATATTGGGCTAAAGAGTCGGAAACATGGAAAGTACTATGGTATTCTATATGGAATGACGAGGAAAAGAGTATATGGCCCGAAAGATTTCCCAAGAGCAGGATTCTTGGAATAAAGAAAGAGTTTGAATCTGTTGGTAATCTAAATGGTTTTTATCAGGAGTATATGAATATTGCTCAATCTCCTGATAATGCACCATTTAAACCAGAGTGGATTCAATTACATCATTATGATTATGAAAGAATAAATGGGCAGAATTGTCTAGTAAGAGAGGTTGGAGATGAAAAGAAGATTATACCAGTGGATGTCTACTGCGGTGTTGACCCTGCCAGTTCTCTTTCTGCTAGGGCTGACTTTTTCGTTGTGGCTACTATTGGTGTTGACCATGACAACAATAAGTATATTATCGACGTTTATAGAAACCGTATATCACCTGCTGAGCAACCAAAAATATTGATAGATGCTTATAAAAAGTATAGACCTAGAAGAATGAAAGTAGAGACTGTTGGATATCAAGAAGCATTAAGAGTTGCTGTAAGAGATTTAATGAGAGAAGAAAATTTATACATACCTGGACTAGAAACAGGTGTGAAACCAAGAAACTCAAAAAGTGAAAGACTTATGTCACTAGTTCCTTTGTTTGCAAAGAAGCAATTTTACTTTAGACCACAAGATATAGAGCCTCAACAAGAGTTCTTATCTTATCCTAAAGGGAAGCATGATGATGTCATGGATGCAGTATGGACTGCACTCGATGGACACAAGCCTTGTAGACTAAAAGAATATGATGGTGAAGCTAAAGAAAAAAGTTTAACAAAAAAAGTCTTTGATTGGATGACAATGTAGTGTATATTAGGGGTAAAAATTATGCCGTATGAAGACAATAATACTAAACCTGCTCACAGCGAGCGTGATTTCGTTAATGAAACGATAGATATTTATCAAAGATATTCCAAGAAAAGAGATACTTGGGCTGTCGAAGCAAAAGAAGATAGAGAGTTTAGATTAGGAAAACAATGGACCACTAAACAAGTGGAGACATTAGAAGCTAGAGGTCAAGCTGCTATAGTGGTTAACAGAATCCATCCTGCTGTTGAAACAGCAAAAGCTATGATTACAGCAAACAGGCCTTCTTTTAGAGCTTCTCCAAGAGAAGATTCTGACAAAAAAGTAGCGAATGTTATGAGTAATTTACTGTCTTACATGTATGACATATCAGATGGTGTTACTGTAGTTAGAAAAGTAGTAGATGACTATTATGTTATGGGTATTGGATATATGCAAGTATATCAAGACCCAATGATGGATATGGGGAAAGGTGAGGTTTGTATCCACGACTTAGACCCTTTAGATGTTTATGTTGACCCTAATAGTCAGCATAGGTTTTTTGATGATGCAGAAAATATTATAGTATCAAGGCTGTTCACTAAAGAGCAGGCTAAAAAACTATATCCAATGTTTAAAAAGGATATAGAAGAGACAAATAGCGAACAAGACTGGAATGCTCCAGAAACTGGAAGACATTTCGATGGAACTGTTCATTTCCCAGAAGACGTAGGAACTTTAGATAATACTAACTATGTAAGAGGATATGAAAGATATTACAAGAAGCATATTCCAGAGTTTAGAGTGTTTGAGCAATGGAGTGGAAAAGAAGATGTTTTAAACGAGGAGAAATTTGAGAAGTATTCTCAACGTCCTGCGTGGATTATAGAAGGACAAATTATAACAGATAAGAATCAAGCTGCTCAGCTTATTCAGCTTTTAGAGGAACAGAATAAGACAGAGCAAATGGGTCATAGGCTTGCAATTGAGAAGGAAATGGAAAAAGAAGGTTTGGATGCTTTAGCTGAAAGTCCTAACCCTCCTCAAAGAGAAGTTAATGTTTTAGAAGTTTCTTATAAAGATTTAATTGAGCAAGGTGCAATTGAGGTAGTAAAAGTATTAATGAGCCGTGTTCATCAATGTGTAGTAGTTGGAGACAAGCTTTTATATAAAAGAATTCTTCCAATAGAACAATATCCAATCGTGCCTTTTATGAATATCCATACAAGGAGTCCTTATCCAGTAGGAGATGTAAGATTAGTAAAAGGTATGCAGGAGTATATAAATAAAACAAGGTCATTAATAATAGCACATGCAACAACTAGTACGAATACAAAAATACTTGTCCCAGAAGGGAGTGTGGATATGGCTGACTTTGAACAGAAATGGGCTCAACCAGGCGTGGCAATCTCTTATGACCCAACCGATGGTGCTCCTATGGCTGTTCAACCATCTCCACTACCTAATGAACTTTATCAAAATGAGATGAGTGCTAAAAATGATATTGACCATCAATTAGGTATATATGAGATGATGCAAGGTAATACTCAAGCAGCTCCACAAACTTATAAAGCAACTATTAGTCTTGATGAGTTTGGACAAAGAAAAATTAAATCTAAATTAGCTGATATAGAAGCTGGTTTAACTAGAGTAGCTCAAATAGCTATTCCATTAATGCAACAATTATATTCAGTTAAAAAAGTTTTTAGGGTAGTAAATCCTAATAATTCACTTAGTGAGTATGTAGTAAACCAAAGGTTAGTAGATGATAAAACAGGTGAAATACAAGTATTTAATGATATAACCATTGGGAAATATGACGTAATATGTGTAGCAGGTTCAACCTTACCTACAAATAGATACGCAGAATTAGAGTTCTATAAAGATGCTTTCCAAATGGGGCT